GACGGCATCGTGGGCAATGGCGCCGGTCCCGTTGCTTTGGTCCGTCCATCCAGCGATATTGGTCGGGAAGTCGCCATTGGTGATGGCTGCATCGGTATTCTGAGTACCGATCTGGGCCTGATTGCGATAGAATCGCGTCCGTTTTTCGCCGAATTCCAGCATGTAGGCCTGTGTCGTCGAGAACTGAAACTTGATCAGCCAAGGACGAACGGAATTGTCAGCGGCGTTCGCGATAAAACGGAATGCTGGACGAGAGGTAAATCCGCCCTGTGGCAGCGGCAAAAAGTTTTGGGAGACCGACCCGGCATTACGATACTTGTCGAACTGCACCCGGTTGTGCATTCGTTTGCCGAATTCTCCGGCATTGAACGATTCCTGGAGAGCATTGACAGCCGACATATCAGCTCACCGCTGGATCGATATCAGGGAACCCACCGAACCTCACTGTGACCCATTCGGACTCGGGCATTTGATCAGGATAGTCCTGGATGGAATCGGAACTCTTCGCCCGCGGGTAATCGACGTTCTCGAATATCTTCTCCAGCATCTCAGAACGGCTGGCACTGTTTGAAAGCGCCATGGCCAGGGTCGAGGACATCAGACGGGACAAAGCACGACGGAACAGCCCCGACATCAGGTTCGGATCGCTCACACGCTTGGTGTAGACCAGGAAGCATTCCGTTGCGTCCGTCATGATGTTGTCGCCTTCATGCTTGTAGGGAATGGAGCCGATGTTGACTCCTTCCCCACCGGAACGGTTGTTGTCATAGACGGCGCGGATTTTCAGGAAGTCCGCGGGAAGTTGATAGGCAAAATCAAATCCAAAGGCTGGGGTGTCATCGGTATCGGCCGCCAACTGCACACGCCCCATAGCGAAGTTCCAGTAGTGCATCTCAAGGAGCTGGTCTCGGAAATCGAAATAGAGTTCCTCGCAAAGGTTCGCTTCCTTTGTTCTTTGAGTGAGCGAAGTAATCCGTTTCGAATTCTTCGCCATATTCAGAGCTTGATTACAAATTCCGATTTCCGAGGCCAATGGTCATCTCCTTAAGCTGCTTGCGGAACGGGCTTCTCGCCGGCGACGATGGCGTCAGCCTCATCCTTGTCCTTCGTTTCGTAGACCACATCGTCGCCCTTTTTGACTTGGTGGATACGAGCGATGGGATCCCAGAAACGCACGAACTCCGTCGAAACGGTGGTTTGCTCCGCCGAGGATACCTGTTCCTTGGCAAAGTTCCAAATCTGGAGCGGCGCGATGACGGCGCCCAACCGGCTCGTGGACAGAATTTCGCAGTCCGCCCGCACAAGAACCTTGTCGATCAGGTCGCGGCTCATGTCGGCCCACTTGACCTGGCGGATTGTCAGCATATCGCCGGGGCGCAACTGATCACCGCTGGATCCTTTGACCAGGCTGCTCCAGAACCCTTCACGCAACATATCCTCGATCGGCACTTCATCGACATAAACTTTGTGTTGGGCGAGGTTGCCGACGCCGATGAATTGAAGCTTGTTGGGCTTGACTTGACTCGGGATGTCATTCTGCATTGCTTATCTCCAAAAGTTGTTCAACCAACCCACGTCACTCTCATGAGGACGAGGGGAACCATGGAAGCAAACCATTCGAGCATCGTCAGGAACGGCGCTCAACATCTCCGAAGGTTTGGGCTTGAACGAAACGATTTGCCCAGGAAACATGGTTTGCCAGAAATCGGCACCCGGCATTTGCGCCCGATACCACTTGCGCTCGGACCCCCGAGTGAGAGCATTGACCTTGAAACGATCCAGAACAATCGGCCAATACAGATCATCCGAAAGTGTTCCAGCTTCGAAACTGATCACGCCACCACCACAGCGACCCTTATCATAGAAATCCTCTAATACAGCAAATCGACCGCGATATGAAGCGATGTCATCCAATGATCCAGTGATGATGGTGTCCAGGTCCAGAGCGAGGATACGCCCCGACAATCCATTTTCAGGCGCATACAGAGCCATCTTGCGTAAATTCCACCGCCAGCCCTTGCACCCCAGAGGAAGCATCTCCACGCCCTCAGGAACGCGACTGGGGGTATCTGTCATGCAGATGAACCGATGTGGAGCAGAAAAATGACGCTCGACACCAGCTTTCAGGCGGGCGACATACTCCGCTTGCATGGGTTCGCCCCATGAGCCCCAAAGCTGACAGACAACGGTGAGATCAGACTTCGACATAGACTTGCCTCATTCCTTTCCAGCGATTTCCCCACTTGATCAGGTCTCGCCCGCTCGTAGGCGCCATGCCGGCGTTTATGATCTTGTCGCATTCGGAGAAGAAGTCATCGCTGAACCTGAGGTCGACACACAGGTGCCCACCCGGCTTCAAAATCGCCGCAACCCAAGACAGGTATTCCTCGGATCGATAGTGATAGCACCAGCTCGTCGTCGAGATCACCACATCGACATGAATATCAGGGCGTTCCCGATACTCGATCAATGTGGTTTTGTCGTGTAGGCCGTTCATGATCATGATCTCGCGGGTCAGATCGAGCGAGTTCCAAGGGTGGGTGGATTGCTGATACCCGGCACGCCGTTCATCCCATCCGGTTCCGTCCAAAAGATGGAGGTGATCGAAATGCGGCGCCAACAGAACATCGATGCCCCCAAGCCCGCACCCGATATCAAGCAACACCCCGCCCTTCGGAACGTGTTTGAGCAACCAATCAGCCTCGGCCTGGCATGAAGCGACCCATTGATCGGTATGGTATTTGTCCGTCGCCAATTTCGCCCTCTGGAGCGAATTGCGTTGGGCTTTGATGTATTCGATTGCTTCGGCAGGGAGATCGATCATGACTGTCCTTCTGTCCAAATCTTGCATGCACTCGCCACTTCATCGACGCTGATCTGAGCCATTGCAAGACCACAGGCTTCACATGGGGCTTTCATCCCAAGGCAATCAGGTTCGTCTATGGCCAGGTTGATGTGGTCATCGTAGCCAAGGACGATCGGCGGTGCATACCCGCCCCAGATTACGATTGCTTTAACCCCCAGGGCCCCGGCCGCATGATGCAGCCCACCATCCGTTGTGACAAGCCCCATACTCTCTCCGAGCACAGCAACCCCATGCCAGAAACTCTCTGTTTTTATGGTGGTGACGTCCTCAAGAAGCTCGCGCCCATAATCGAATTGGGCCCAAGGAAGGTCGACGCGATCAACGAGGTCCTGCCAGCGCGCCCATCCCCAGTCCTTGTTGCGGGCAGACACGGTGCCCTTGATGTGAGGTTCGACAATCACATGCCCAGGATGACGCCAGCCGAATTCGAGCAACTCAAGACTGAGATCAATCTTCCCCCGGGGAGCGCGGAAGTCCATGTTGAACTGATATCGTCCTCGTGTGCTGTGGCTCACATACCATGGAGTTCCCGGAGCATGGCCGGAGCGCATGATCTGATCCCCGTATCCTTCTTTTCTACGAACCGACACCACCGAAGAATTCCTTCGTCCATCCAGACATCGAAACTACGCCCTCATGCCACGACGTGTCACCACGGATATAATCTCGATACCCTTCGATCACAGAGCCCTTTTGCATGAGCTTCGACATCTTCCCATCGCCATATCCGCCGACCTCCAACGGGGCACCGACCAAGACAACCTTCTCGAACCCCATGAAGGACGCCATCTTGCGCGCCCCCCAGACGGACGTCCCCCCACCGGCGACATCCTCCCACCAGTAATCCACGCACCTATGCCGCGGCACATGGCCAAGTTTGGTGGCGATATGGCGTTTCCCGGCCGCATGCGTTGAGAACCCTTCACCAAAGCGATCGGATTGGAGTTTGATCCATTTCGGGAATTTGAGAGGATGTTGGGTGAAGAGCGCGAAGGCTTTGAGTTCCCCGGCGGCGCCATTGACGGCAATCACAGGCGCATCGGGGAAATGCTCGCGGGCCAGGGCCAGGTCATCACGAAAGCAAAAGGCGTGGCCACAAACGAGGACCACGCCATGATGTTTGTTTGTGTATTCGGTCTTAGGCGGAGTTGAAGGCGGCAAGAGCGGCCTCCTTGCCTTTGATGCGCGTTCCATCGGGAAGTTCGTACATCCCGCCGCCAACATGCTTGGGCAAGATATCGACATGCTCACCTTCGAGTCCGTCGAGTCCACCATCTTCTTGCTCGGCCATTTCAGCAGCAACCTTGGACGCCTGAGCAGCCTCGAGCTTCTCTTTGTTCCGAGCCCTGATCTTGTCGAGCTGAGCCTTCGGTGTGCTGCGCGTGTTCGAGAGCTTAACCATCGATTCACCTTTCACAAAAAAGGGCGAGGCCGAAGCCCCGCCCTATTCAGTTTTAGTCACCGTAGGTCACGGTGGCCCCGAGGATGTCATCGGACAGATCGATGATCGAACCGGTGTTGTCGAGAACGACATGCAAGGCAACGTCGGAGACGCCAGCACGGCAATCCTCTTCAATGGTCCGGGCATCGCTGATCGAGGCGACCTGAGTCAACCAAATCCGATCCCCGACCTTCAACATGCCGAGCGCGGCATCACCATCCGGCGTACCGGACGAGATGTACCCGGAGGCATCAACAGAGGTTGAGGCGTCATCCGAGACATATTCCCAATCCCGAATAGCCGCACCAGCATCCGATCTCGGGAAGAGATACTGCTTGTTGGAGCCATTCGTGGCAGCCATTTTAAAAGCCATGATAGAACCCCTCCTTTAAGCGGTTACGAGAGCGGCAGTGTCATCGATCGTCGATTCCACGATGCCAACGTCCTCGATGCGGCAGGCGCCGGCCGAGAACATGTGATTGATGAACCACGCGGCATGATCGCCATGCCAGGTGATGTCGGCCATGATGGCCGGGTTGGAAGCGTTGTTCTTCGCGTGTTTGGCCATCGCGAAGCCCACGGCGCTCTTGTGGTAGGCGTAGTTTTCCGCTGTCGCCGTCCCAACACCGGGCAACCCGGTATGAAACTGCCACTTGACACCGTTCCAATCCTTGAACTTGCCACCGGTGACCGGACCACCCTTGAAGGTCTGACCGTCCGCACCGACGAAATCGGAACTGTTGAACGATTCGACCTTCATAGCTTGGTTCCAGGCCCGAGGAGTCAAAGCCCCGAAGTTCTGGCCGTCGTTGGGGACATCACCGCCCATCAGCTTCTCGACCATCAGAAGCAACGAGTTTTCGACGGTCTGAGCGTTGGTGACGGTGAACGCAATCTCTTGGCTGGCAGCCACGCCGTCGAGGGCGGTGAGGATGAGTTCGTCCGTTTTCCGACCAAGAGCCATGGCGCCCGAGCGAGCGATGGTCTGCTTTTCATCGGTTTCGTGTTTGGCGGTGTCGAGGTCATCGACCCAATCACCGGCGTACCAGTCTTCCAAGGTGCACGTCACCAAGGAACGATCGGCATTCATGGGCGGAACCTGGCCGTGGCGAGACTTGGTGCTCGCGGTGCCCTTGCCGGCGACGTTGAACTTGGTCGAGGAACCGACGACGGAATTCTTGTTGCGAACCGTGGCCTTGAGATACGAGCCCACGCGCTGGAAAACCAGATGGACATCCTCCTGGTATTCGGTCGCAAAGAGTGCTGAAACTTGCTGAGTCATGGGAATAGCCCCTTGTTATGGCGTTGCGTTACGTCATTTGATGGGCATATCCGTGCGGGTGTCCGAGGAATCCGGGGGAACGGGGTGTCCGGTTAAGGGGCCGTTCAGTCCAGTGTCAGAGCGCGTGGATTGCGTTGATCCGTCGCAGCGCCTTCGAAAAGGGGTGGCTGGTCGAAATCCTTTGTCTGATTATTCAATAAACCGAAACAATGAGAGATGTCAATAGGAGGGCATGAACAATGTCACACCCTCCAAATGACTTACGCTGCGTCCTTGCCGTACAGCTTCTCGTTCACTTCACGGCGTTCCTTCGCCAAAATCTCGGCCTTGTCGTTGTCACCGGCAGCGTTCGCATCCGCAACGGCGACCGCCAATTCCTTCGACCTCTTCTCAAGGTCCTGTCCGGCTTCGGTGCCGTTGAGACCGACCTGGAGAGCCCCTTCACCAATGCGACGACCTGAGGTGGCGGTCATCTTGATGAAATCAGGGTGAGACCCAAGAAGCGACCCATCCTTGAGTTCCATTTGCTTGAGTTCAGTCGCCCCCTGCTTTTCGAGGAAGGCATCACCGAACTTCACGTTCTGGTCATAATCCTTGCCCCACTCCTTACGGAGACCGGCTTCGGCCGCCTCGATGGCCTTCTGATCGTTCTCAGCCACCAGCTTTTGTCCTTCGGCCTCGGTCTTCCAGTAGAAATCCATGACCGCACTGGCAACGGCCGGCGTGGCGCCTGACGCATGAAGAGCGGTTTTGAATTCACCCAACATCGCTTGCATGTTGTCGTCGGCGAAGACGTCATCCTCCATATGCTCAGGCTTGGCGAATTCGTACCCACCGGCTTCATCGGGGACACCAGTGGCCTTGCGGTATTTGGCGACGTCCTCATCCGAGGCATCCTTGCCAGGGACTTTGAAGCGGGTGCTCATCGTCTGGACAAGCTCATGGTGAGCCTTGGCCTGATCAGCGCGCGAGGTGTACCGGTTGGCGAGATCGAGCACGCCCTTGTCTTCGATGCCGGAGGACCAGTCAGCGTCTCCAGCGGCCTTACCCTCATCGCCTTTGTCGTCCTTGCCTCCGCTCTCGTCGCCCTTACCTTCATCGCCAGTGCTCTCGTCACCTTCGCCGCCTTCGTCACCACCATCATCAGCAGCATCGGCGCCGACGGCACGCAAGAGCCCAGGGTTCTGCTCGTTGTACAGCGCCCACAGCGGATCGTAATCGTCGATCGGTCGTTCAATCAGTTTCTGCATTGGTTTTCTCCGGTTGCGGCATTTCATCAATATTGGCGTGGAGTGCCGCTTTGATCATCCACGCAATATCCTGTTTTCCGGCCCAACGGTTCAAAGCGTCACGGCCCTCGGGGATTTCATTATCGTATTCACCGCACCACGTCATGAGCATGAACAGCACCCGCTTCCCAAGCTCAGGGTCACGCATGAACAGGCGACGGAAATCGGTAGCAACCTGGCCACCATCATGATGTTGGACATTGACGGACCGAACCAAAGCCTGGTGGAAACGCTCCAGATCAGGTTCGATGGTCTTGCGCCTGAACAGCGACAGGAACCACTTCATCATGCAGCAGTCGGCAGTTTGGCCACTCCCTGCACGACCCTCTCAGCCGCATCAATATTCTGGGCCATTTCCCGATCACGCTTGTCCTGCTCATTCAACGCATCCACCGCGGCATCGTCAAGCGTCAGGGTGGCCGGGAAGTCACCACTCTCGGCGATCAGCTTGCCGACACCATCCCAGTCGACACGACGGCCAACCTCAGGATGGAACTTCTCAAGTTCAACGATGCGATTGATAGAATCCATGATTGTCGCTTCTTCAATCTGGCGACGAGCTTTCTCGACCGGTGAGGCGAAGCGGAAGTTGATGGTCTTGCCCTGGAGCCCTTCGGGGGGCGGCAGGAACCCGCCATTGCGCAGCATCAGGTTGAACGCGCGCTCAATGATCGGGCCAGTGTAGTCCGTCTCAAGACGCCCAAACACGGCGCCAATCTCACGGATGAACTCTTCACGGCGCTGGATGACTTCCGTTGCCGTCATGGCCGGAACATCGATCGGCAGGTTGAGGACGTTCTTGTAGAACATCGCCTGGATTTGCTCGCGTATCGCGGTTTGAGCGTTCAGGCCCCAAGGGATGTTGGCACGGCTTTCCATCTGAATGAACGGGTTTTTGAGGCCCAGCTTACTGATCGCCTGGGCGTCGTAATACGATACCCCTCCCGGCCTCAACTGCGGAGCATTCACCATGCTATCCGACGGCAAAAGCCAGGAGGGGTCGACTGCGCGATGCAGCCCACGCAGCATGGTCTTACCCATTTGATTAAGGGTAAGGATGTCAGGAAGAGCGAGCACACCAACACCACGGCCATACAGCTCGCCGGAGCGGGTGTCCCAGCGCGGCATGAACAGAGGATTTTCCTCAAAGCCATCTTCAATGATTTTGTGCTCGGATTCGACGTCGACGGTGATTGAAGCGATCGGCATGTTGAGATTGTCGATCAAGCGGCCGTCACGCTCATGGCGAGGCCGGATGGACTGCACGAACTGGAACTTCTTGCCCTTCCCACTCTCCGAGCCTCTCAGGTTCTCTTGCGTCTTCTTGCCCAGGTTCTCTTCACCCCAACGATCCGCAGCTTCTTTGGATGTCAGTTCCTCGACGATCAGCGCGCCCTCAAGGCTGCCGTCACCGTTCTGGATGTAGAAGACGCCCTTCATATGGAAGG